TGAGAGAATGGATTGGCTACCATTGCATCTCGGCTCATGAATCCGATGATTGGTGTGAAGCTTCCTGGATCTTGAGCTTTCAACATTTGCAGTGGCTGATATGGACAATAGAACACACCTGCATCGTAAGGAGATGTTCCTTTGTATCCAACAACTACCATGGACTTTGATTGAATTGGCATGTATGGATCGATGTAGACGCGGAACTGACCATTCAGAACACCAGCAAACAGATTGTTGGCTTCGTCAGAATTCAGATTGTTCTTCAGTCCGGTTGCGTTGTCAAGGATGCCTGTCATTTGTAGTGCAGAAGCAACGTCTGCGGAACAGATGACAACGTTTCCTTTTCCACGTCGAGTCATTCGAGCGATTTTGTTTGCTTCCATTTCCAATTGGAACATCAAGCCCTTGAACTTCTCAACAGACCATCGTCCGTTTGAATCCACTAGCAAGTCAAAAGTTCCTGCAGTGCTTGCATTTTCTGCACCCTTAGAAGCAACTCTGTATACGGTGCGAATTACTTGGCGATTGATTTCAGCAAGAATCTCATTTGAAAGAATGTTAGCGAGTTCGCTTTCGGCATTCAATCCATGAGTTGCTTTCAAATCTTGTGCCATTTCAAGTGTATACTGTCCACGCAATTTACGTGTTTGTGCAGTTACGGACATCTTCTCAATGCTGAATGACATTTCTTGCATTGATGGATTTGGAGTACCACCCCAAGTACCAGCGGTATCTCGTTGACGATTACTATAAGCATCCATGCCCATGTTTTCGCCCTCAGCAGTGGAAAGTCCATGACCCGTTCTTTTCATAAATGTATCGCCGCCTGGTGCAAAAAATTCATCAATTGGTTCAGCAGTACTGGCCATTGCGTCATGTGTTCCGTCACCACTATGATTGGTTCGTGCTTCTCTGTAAAATGCTTCATCATCAGCATAACCACCGGCGGTAGGAATTCCTGGATTTCCGTAATGTGAACGCATGGCGAAAATCAATCCGGTTGGTCCAGTCAAAGGCTGAACACCGCAGATATCATAAGCCATCAGCTTTGGCATGGTTCGTCGAACCAATGAAATCAAAACTGGATCTACAAACTGAACGGAACCTTGTGCAGGACTTTCTGTGCCAGTCGGTGCGGGGTTGACTACGCTACCGACAGGATTTCCGGAATTCGAATCAATTCCCATACCAGAACCCATTGGATCCTCGGTCAAGAACAGTCCTGATCCTCGTTGTTGTGCTGATTGCTCACGCATCATCTTCTCTTGGTTTTCCAACAGAACTGCGGTCACGCTTTTCTTGTATGTTCCTTCGATCTGTGGCAGGTCTTCATGCTCCAGAATCGGACCCCACTTTTGTTGGATTTGCTCGTTAAGAACCATAAAATCTCCTTTGGTTTAGATTTTTTATAAGTAACTTATTTCTTTTTACTTATTTATATGTATTGAATTTTTGACTTCAGAATCTGTGCTTTGAAATCGCTTGCTTATACACATCAATTGCTGTAGCCGCTTTTGCCGGCTTCTCATAATACTCTTCAACCAAAGTCGAAGATTCATACTTTTCATTTTCAATCATATCTTCTTCAGTCTTCTTCGCCACTTTACTTACAGTCTCTCCACTGAAGTAGTGTTCTTTCAAAATCAGGATCTTCTTTTCGAATTCTCCCTCATTCTCAAAATCAACTGACTCAGCAAGTGATTTCAGTTGTTCTTTTTCTGCAAGTGTCAACTCGGAAGCATTCTCATTCAGGATGTTTCTTCGCTTTTCTTCTTGCAATTGTTTTTTTAAGTTCATGTTTCGCTTGAGATGTACGTTGACTTGCTCCACCAATTCATCATTCTTTTCTTCCAGAGATACAACAAAATCTTCTTTTCCTTCAGGAACTTCAATGTAGTTCTCTTTGAACAAATCCTTCAAACTTGTAATGAACTGCTCGGTGATTTCAGAACGAATTCCTTTTTCAACAGCAATTTCATTTTCAGACAACCACTCTTCTGCAACATAAGTCAAATACTCATCAATCTTTTCTGTCAGGGATTCCAATTCCTCATTCAATTGAGATGCGTGGTCTTCCATGGCCTCTTTCAGATTTTCTTCATACTCTTTCTCGAGCTTTTCTTTTTCGTCCTTAACTTTCTTCTTGACTTTTTCATTCAGAACAGTTTCGAATAAGAACGCCGCCTTTGATTTGAAATCTTCGCTCAAGGTCTCGTCCTGTGCAAATAGCTCTTCGATCTGATTTCGCACTTCTTGACTTTCAAGCATAGCTCGATCCAATTCTTCTTCATCATCATAGTCTTCGTCAACTTTGTCTTTTTTAGCCTTTGCTTTTTTGGCCTCCTCGGAGTCATCATCATCTTTGTCTTCGTCAGCATCGACTACCGCATCGGAATTCTCCTCTTCTTCCTCGGAGTCATCATCCTTGCTTTCCTTAAGCTCCGCTTCGGCATCTTTTGCCTTTGCTTTTTTGCTCTTTGGTGTTTCTTCTTCACTTTCTTCATCCTTTTTCTTTTTTTCGTCTAAATATTCTTCTGCCATAGCTTCGTCCTTTGGTAATGCGTTTTCGAGAGAAGTTACGATGGTTTCAAGTGTCGATGACCTGCCAAGTTTGGATTCAAATTCACGCTCAAGGTCTTTAAATTTTGAACGCATAATAACTCCAAACTGTTCATTCATTTTGGCAAGTTCTTCTTTATCACCAAGGACTTCTTTCAATTCTTCGAACTCGGAGAGTTTTTGTTTCTCTGCGAGATCGATTTTATGTTTAGTCTTCATGTAACTCTTTACCGCAGCTACAAGTTTTTCTCTTTCCATAAAAATCCTTATACTAGAGATTAAATACTTCTACATATTTAGAATATTTGAATTTCTTCAGTGCTTTGAAATCTCTACAAGAAAACGGTCAAAAATTTCCAATGTCTTTTCTTCTCGCTTTTCTCTGAGTTTGGTGCTGACGTTTTCTTCGATTTGTTTCTTTGTGCTTTCGATCAACCGCTCTATTTTTCTTTCTTTTCGCTGAACATCTTTCTTTGTTTTTTCTTCTACCAACACACGAAGCTTTTGATTTTCATCCATCAGGAACATGGTCTTTTCCTGAAGATATCGTAGGTCTGTCTTCATGTCAACGAGAGTTGAAAACCAAGAGTGAGCAGATGCTTCATTGACTTTTTCTGTCTCTGAACGAACAAAGCTTTTTGTATCTTCGTTCCAAAGCCAGTCAACGGACTCCATGACGGACTCAACAAATGCTTTTGGTGCAGATGGATCATAAACAACGTCAACAGCAGCAAGTTGAAAATCATCACCAACTTCTGAGTGGTCTCCTTTTTGAATTAGAGAACCAACACCACGGGAAGAAACACCAATCTTGACGCCACCTTCCATCAAACCACGAACAATATTTCCGCAAGGTGTATCCAATACTTTCGCCTTACCAAGAATGTGATTACCATCGATCTTCATTTCACGAATCATGTGTGAAACTCTTTCGAGGTTGATTGTTGGATCGGTAGGATGATTGAGTTCTCCCAATGCACGATTGTGATTGACTTTTTCTTCGATGTATCGTTTTGTTTCTCGAGTAAGAATCGGCAAAGAATACATTCTTCCATTACGATTGGTCTCTTCCGCTTGCATGAAAATTCCGGAAAGAAAATGCTCTTTCTTTCCTTCGTTTTCTTCGACAATCGTTTCGATACTGTCTGAAGTTTCTACAAGTAGTTTCATATTTTTTTCCTTATTTTCGTAAAGTTCTTGAGGCTTTTTTTGTTTCTTGTTTCTTGCGATTCATTTTCTCAACGGTCACGGAATTGACACGAATTTTTCGCCATCGCTTGATGGAAGCCTTACGATCTTTGAGTCGATCTTTTGCTGACTTAAGCTGTTTTGGTAAACACATGACATCTTTTACTTTTTTGCCAGCAACGTTTATTGTCTTATTTAGAGATTTTTTGAATTCATTCTTACCACAAACCATTACAATTTTACTTGTTCCTTCTCTTGGATTTCTGCGAAAACGAATCATTGGCATTGATTCCAATAGAGGGCTACTTTCTTTTTGAATGAACTTTTCTGCTAAGTAATCAAAATCTTTCATTTGAAATTCGTATGAGGCTGTTTGAGGTTTTGGATCTTCTGGGTTTTTTTCATTTGCCTTTTTTGCAGCTTCCAGTGCTGCTCGAAGTTCACCTTCAGGAACAATTCCTGCTTTTGAAATATCTGCAATTAGGTTATTTGCTTTGCTATAAATTTCGGACGCCCTTGCGTCACGTGCCGGTAACCTTGCAAGTCTTGCTTCTAATGCTCGAAATTCACGATGCTTCAATTCTGCATCTTCATTTCCTTTGTTAACTTCTTTATTATCTGATGTATCTTTATCACCCGCTCTACGATTGCGTTCTGCATTATCAGAAACCTCATAGTTTCTCAAATCATCGACTGTTTCTGGTTCAATTTTTTCACCATCATAAAGTCTCGAAAGCATATCTTTGAGCTTATAAATGTCTTTTATATGGTCATTATATTCTTTTTGACTTTCGGCGTATTTCTTTTTAAATGTATTATAGTTCTCTTCTTGTTCCTCATCATCAAGAAGAGCAAATTGTTTTCGTAGTCTATTCATTACAATCTTTTTTGCCGCCGCCTCATGCTGAGATAGATTCAGTTTTTTATCTATTTTTTGAGCAACGGTACTATATGGATTTATTCTTTCATCTGAATCTAACTTGCCCTGTCGAATTTCTAAATTCTCAAGAGACAACGCCATTTTGGTTTGTATTGAATCATAATTCACTGCACGGGCAATTATTCGAAAATTTTTCAATTTTTTTGCATAATTTTGCATTTGTTTTGAGTTCGGCGGTGTCATTCTTTTTGGTAAATTTTCTTTTACATCATCTTCTTTCTTTTCTGTTTCATCTTCTTTTTTTCCTGTATCATTTTCTTCTTTGAGTTTTGCATACTTTTTATCATTACCTTTATTATCATTTTGAATATCTTTTAGTCGCTTATTTTGTTCTTGGTCTGGCGTTTTTTGTTTTGGAAGATTTCTTTTTTTATCAATGCCCTTATAATTGGCGGCCCGTTGTTGTGGAATTATTGGACTATTTTCCATCATCAAATAAATAAACCATTTCGGATAAAATACACTCGGATCTTTTTTTCCACCTTTACGATAGGCTGCTAAATCTTCTGGTGTAATAAACAATACTGGATTTTGTTTTGACTCAAAAGTGGCCGCAGGTAATCTTTTCTGAAAGACTCTTGCTACACAAAAGAGCATTGCATGATATGCCAACATCTGTCTTGCTTCATCTGCAATTCTATTCTTATCTACATCAAGTATAAACATTTGAATTGCGAAAGATGGATTTCCACCAGATTTTTTTATTGCTGTATTTGCTTTTTCTTTGAGAGCATCAATTTCATATTCAGTTCTAAATTCTTTTGCGGGCGTTGGGGAATCTTCGTTTAGTAAATTTTCGAAATAATCATCAAATGAATTGCGAAGCATTTCCTTTCCGTCCGCACCAAGAATGCTTGACTTTTTATTTCCTAAGGCATTTTTTCCTGTTGATGGATCAATAATGGTCGGATTTTCATCAACAACAGGATTTCTTTTTTTACCAGAATTTTCTGTTTTTACGACAGGCTTCTTTTCATCTTGTTCTGGCTTTGAATTCTTTTTTTGGTCTGGTCCATTACCCTCAGCATCTCGTTCTTTCTTTTCAACATCCAATCCAATCAAGGATGAATATCTTTTTGTTGCAAGATATTCAATGAACGATTCATTCATTTCTTTGAACATCTGCTGTGCAGTTAGTGTTTTTAGAAATCGAAGAGATTTTTGACCCTCACGTAATTCTGCTATTTCTTCTTCGATTGTCTTTCTTTTCATTTTATAGTATGCTTTTTCACCTCTTGCCAAAAATTGATTTTTTGCTTTTGCATATAAACCTAAAATACTAGACTGTGCCATATTTCCGCCTTTGCGGAATAATTTATTCACTCCTTGCTTATACATTTGTTCAGGATCATATTCTTTAGCATACGATCCCGGATCAGTAATTATTTTGCCTAAGTGTGTTCCAAAACTAAGTTTTTTTCCACTACCAGAATCTTCGATTTTACCTCGAATATTTCTTCCTGCTTTGTCTATAGTATTTCTAGACCTAACTTCCGCATCTTCGATTTTATTTCGAGCATATTTTTTGGCTTTTCCTGCAAACGCTTTAGACCTAGCCACTGTCGCATCACGTACACTACCTAACTTCTTCTTAGCATCATCAAGATTGATTTCGTCCAGTTGCTGCTCTATCAACTGGACGAAATTTTCATCCAGTTGTTTTTGATTGATTTGTTTTAGATTGTCACGAAACTCATTATGAAGATCAGTGAAATCATTCTTCATTTTCCCGCTTGTCGAAAATTGTTTGTGCAACTTCTTGTTTACGATTCTCAAGATTGTCGTAGACTTTTTGTGCGATTGCTTGTGTGAATGCTTCTTTTGTTTTTACCATATCACCATCATTGATGCTTTTGATAATTTGCTTTGCGTGTTCTGACATTGTTATACTCCTGGATTGATCGTTGTATCTGTTGGTTCGGGAGCGAGGTCATTTTCCATACCTCCTTCTTCCGGTGTGGCTCCAAGTGGCGCTCCGCCAGCTGGTTCTGGTCCGAGGTCTCCGAAGGTGTCACCACCTCCACCAAAGCCTCCGCCCATATCTCCCATACCTTCCTCACCCTGTTGCATACCGAACTTACTATCGTAACGTTCCTCTTCGATTTCTTCATCGATTCTTTCGATGTCTTCATCTGTTTGGGAAAGGATTTCTTTTCTAATATAATTTGCAGAGAAGTATTTTCCTCGATACTCTTCCGCTTCACGAAGAACATTCATCTTTTCAGAAAGCAATTCGAGATTTTTCAATGAATTGAAATTGCTGTCCTGGTCATAGACAAAATGAATCTTCGACTTGATGTCTTCCCATTGTTTGAGTGACATGATGTTTTTCAATACAAGTTGCTTCTTGAGCAATTCAATAAACAACATTGAAAAACGATTGCGTAATCTTTCGATGAAACGAAGAAATTTATATTCTTCTCGGCTAATCTCACTGGCTCTGCCTAAAGAAAAGCCGCTCTCTGGTTGCATTCTTGAAATTGGAACATTGAGCGAACGAAAGAGTTGTCGCTGAAAGTATTCCAATTCATCCAGTTGAGTGAAATTTGCCTCACTTCCCTGGATGGTATCGATCTCTGTGGTTGCCGAGCCATTTCTCCTGGGCATCCAATAATCTTCCAACATGGTCTGAAACTTTCGATCATCTTTCATTGTTCCTGTTTTCGAATCATAAACCATCTTGTTGCGGTACTGATTCATCAAGGAATACATGTATTGTTCTGCCTTTGCTTTTGGTAGATTTCCAACATCTACATAGAATACTCTTCTTGATGGTGCTCGACTCAAGCGATAGATGATGGAAGCATCCTCTAACATTCTCACTTGATTCAAGGCACGAAATGCTTTGTGTAGATAAGAAATTACATTTGTTCTTCTTTCATCGAGAAGACCACTGTTGACATAAGCAATTGTTTCTGGTGCAATCTTGAGAACATTCTTTTGATTGCCGGAATCGTGCAGTGTTGAAGCATTCTTTCCTGGATCAATTCCTGTATCTGAATAAAGAAAGTATTCGTGATATTGCTGATTGACAACCAATTCGTCTTGGCCGATTTGAATCTTTTGTTCTTCTTCTTTCTTCTCACGAATCTTTTTGATTTTAAAAGGATCGAGTGTTCGAAGCTCGACAATGCCCTTTTGTGTGTTGTTATGATCGATGATTACATGATAGTATAATCGTCCATCAACAAACCATCTTCGAAAGATTTCGTATCCGTTATATTTGAAGTTGAGTTTTTCGAGGAGATATTCAAACTCATTGCGAATTCTTTCCTTGAGCATTTCAGAGATGTCTTCAAGGTAGTCAAGTTCAATGCTGACTGATGAGTTTTTTCTTCCAGAAACAATCGATTCATTGACAATTTCGTCAACTGCAAGTTCACATTCTGGGTGCATGACCATTGAACGATATCTTGCAATGAGGTCAAATTCATTATGGAAATCTGAATCCGAAGGAAGAACTGTTCCGAAAACGCCGGAGGTTGCGGTATAAGATGCACCATCATCCGCTTCTGGTGTGCTGAAGGTTTGGTATTCCTCCTTCTCTTCTTTCTTTGGATCTTCAAATTTCCAACCAAATAATGTAGCCATAAAATAAGTTCCTTTTCTAAATGAATAAAATTATACTATGATTTATTTATCATTTGTATATTTCACAAGAAACAAAAAAACCCACACCGTAAAAGGTATGGGTTTTTTCAATCAAAAAATAAATTTTGATTAAGCACTTTGGGGTTCTACCCAGTTGTTCATTGCTTCGTTGTTTTGTGCGGTGAATGGATTGTTTCCATTTGGATCTTCGGTTGGCTTCTTCACCCAATATTGATAATCGAATGTGACGCCAAATTCTTCAATTCCGTCCGCAGTGTCCCAACTCAATGCGATTTGATCGACTGTAGTAGGGAAAGCATCCTTGAAGTAATAAGAACCCATATACTTTGCACTATCAATTCCGGACTCAGAAACTCTACCATCTTTCTGCATTTGATGGACTTCAAGTTGTCCGTAGACTTGCTTGGTAGCTTGGTCGCCAAATCCAGACTCTGCTTCAAAGATTGCTGCACCTGGTGCTAACAATTCAATCCATGATTCAAAAAAGTGACGAATGCGAAAATCTTCATCATTGATGATTGTTGTTTGAAACTGTCCAAACTTTCGATCGATCGAAGGAACTTTCATTTCTCTTCCAAGAAACATAATTGACTGAGGTGTCAATGTGCTTTCTGGAATTGAAGCCGCCTTCATGAAGAAAGAAATTGAATTTTCATCCAGTTCCATTCCATTTGGGCTTGTTGAAAGTCCTGGAATTCTTCCAACCATGTTTGATGGAAAAATAATCTTAGCAAAGAAGAGGGACGGTCTTGCCCCTCCTTTTGCCATTTTATTTCGTAATGAGGTTACGCTGATACCCATAAAAAGCTCCTTGTAACAATGTTGTTTTTGTTTCTATTTATACGCCCAAATCAGAAAATTCAAC